GAAGAAATTAAACTTGATTTACAACAACAACGTATCGAAAGAGCCGTTGGTGAAGAACTTAAGAAAACTGCTGAAGTTATTACTCATACAGGTTTATTTGATAATCTTGATAAGTTGTACGGTAAGAAAGAAGGTGAACCAGCTGGAACACCATCAGAAGGGGGCGGTGCTCCACCATCATCTGATTTTGGGGGAGGTGAAAGTTCTCCACCATCGGCACCATCTTCACCTGAAGTTCCGGCATCACCTGGAGCGGCACCAACAGTACCTGAAAGTATTAATAATCGTAATTCAGAACTTAATATATTATTAGAAAATACAGGAATGTTAAATGAAGATGAATTAATTGATTTAAGTCGAGTTCAAGAATCTTTAGGGGAAATGGGGAATCAATTAGATAAACTACTTAAAGGTTGATATTTATATAAAAAAATATAAACATGAGATTCGGATTAATAAAAACATTAGTAGAAAATAAATTAGCTGATTCCTTCGTTAAAGGAAATCTTAAAACTGATATGAGACTTTTTGAAAGAAAATTACTTAAAAACAGTGATTTTTGTAAATTAATGTCGATATATGATAATTTAAGAGAAAATAAAGAATTAGATAAAGAAACTGCAACTTATTTGGTTGATGATTTAACTAATGAATTTAGAAAAATTAAATTATCTGAAAGTACAGTAAATTTTATTAAAAGTTGGACTAAAGAAATAGTTTTAGAAAACAACTACAAAACAATTGATGAATTATTTTATGGTGATTTACTAACACCTGAAAAGAAATCAATCGCTAAAAAATCAATTGTTGAATCTTTAGGTAAAAAACGAGTACTTAAGGAAAGTAAAACACTAAATGTTCCAATTAGTTCAATGTTAAAAGTTGCTAATAAAACTGCTGAAAAATATTTAGAAAATTTAACCGAATCGGAAAGAAATTCTGTTAAAGAAATATTAACATCAAATGATGAAAATTTAAAAACAAAATTTACTGAATTAAAAGAAACTGCAATTCAAAAAATTGACAATCTTATTTCAGAATCAGATGAAGAATTAACTAAAGTTTTAATAGAAACAAAAGATAGACTTACAAATGTAAAACCTTCTAAAAAAGAATATATTAAATTAATAAATTTAACTCAAAATTTATAATTGATTATTTTTTGAATTTTTATAAACAGCATCATTTAAAATCTGACGATTTATGTCAGATTTTTTTTTAAACTCTTTTCTATCTTGTAATTCTTTTATCATTTTAGTTTTTAAAACTTTTGATTTAAATTTTTTAAGTGATTTTTCAATATCCCCTTTATCGACTTTGATAATTAACATTTTTTTGACAACTATATTTTTGTGTGTTATTATTAACATATAAATAAACGAAGATATGAAACAGTTGTAAATGAAAAAAGGAAAAAGTTGCTCTATTAAAGGGTACAAAAAAATAAAATGTTCTTATGGGACAGTGGATTCTAAAAATTTTAAATCAATATACTTAAACATTCAATCTTGGGTAGAACCCAAATCTATTGAAAATTCTTGGATAAGACTTGTTTCTTATTTTAACAAACAAATTAAAAATACAATTGGTGATTATATTGATGAAGAATTTTTCTATAATAATTTTATAGTAGATTTAGATTTAAGAACTTCAGGAATTGCATTAAAGAAAAGGTCTTTTATGAATCTTGAAATTACTTTTTTTATTAAAAAACCTACAGATTTTAAATCTGTTGAAATAAAAAATTCACTTAAAAAAATTGTTAGTTGTTTAGAATCTGAAATTTTCAATAAATCAAACCATTTTAATTTTCATTTAAGTAAAAACGATAAAATCAAAAAAGAAAGTAAAATAGAATTTGTATAGTATTTATCTATAAAAAGGTAAAATGCAAAATTACAAAATAATAGGACCAAGAGAAGTAGGTAAAGGTATTTTAATTGAGATGGATGCAGGGTATGTATCCCCAACAGAAAAACATAATCAAACATTTTTACAAGAAAGTAGGGATTTTAAAGATTATTCAAAACCATTTGAATTCTATGCCGTTCTACAAAAATATAATACGCCAAATAGAAATGGTAGAATATATCCTGAAAGAATTCTAAAAAGAGAATCAGAAAACTATATAAAAAATTATATTGGTAAAAAAACCGCTTTATCAGAACTTAACCACCCTGAATCTTCATTGATAGATTTAGATAGAGTATCACACATGATTACAGAGATGTGGTGGGATGGTAATGTTCTATTAGGTAAACTATTACTTCTAACTTCACCAGGGTTCCATGAAAGAGGTATTGTATCAACAAAGGGTGACCAAGCAGCAAATCTATTAAGATTAGGTGTAACGTTAGGTATATCATCAAGAGGGGTAGGTTCTTTAAAAAAGGTGGGTGACCAAAATGAAGTACAAGACGATTTTGAATTAATTTGTTTTGACTTAGTATCTTCACCATCAACACCTGGAGCTTATTTATTCACTGAACCTGATGGAAGATTTGCGTTTGAAGAAAACCTACAAGAAGAAAATGAAATGAAAGCGTCAAGAACAGTTAACAAATCACTTGATTTAATGGGTAGACTTTCCGATTATTTAAAAAAATAAACAATTATGGAAATGGACGAAAAATACTTTGTGGCTAAAATCCAATATGATTTGCCAGATGAGAACACAGGGAAAATTAAAAAAGTAAGAGAAGAAAAACTTGTAAAAGGGTATTCTGTTACTGATGTAGAAGCTAAAGTTACTGAAGCTTACAAATCATTTAGTTATGATTGGAGAATCACTTCAGTAAGTGAAAGTAAAATTGACGAGGTGTTTGAGTAATCACAAAGTTAAAAAGAATTTAAAAGGGGACTTTTGTCCCCTTTTTTTATTTATAAACCAAAAAAAAATAATTTTTCTAAACATCCATATATTTATTTAATAAAATAACGCACAAATGGCAGAAAAAAACTTAGTTGAAGAAGCATTAATCCAAATACAAAATTTGGAGGAAGCTATCAATGAAAACGCAAAAGAAATACTTCATTCTACAATGAAAGAAGAAATTAGCGAATTAGTAAAAGAGTCTATGAAAAATGAGGCTGAAGAAGATGAATTTGAAGTTGAAGACGAATCAGAAGAAGAAGATGAAGATGAATTTGAATTAGAAGACGAGTCTGAAGAAGACGAATCTGAAGAAGAAAACGAATTTGAAACTGAAGACGACGAAGATTCTGATGAAATGTTTGACATGGAAGATTTATCTGATACGAGTGATGATAACGAATTTGATTCTATGGAAGTTACTGATTTAACTGACAGTTCTATGGAAGATGTTCTTAAAGCTTTCAAACAAATGAATTCTGATGACAGTTTTGAAATTAAAAAAGAAGGTGATTTTATTCATTTAAGAGATGAAGATGATGAATACCTTATTCAAACTGAATCTGAAGAAGAAGAGTATGAAGGTTGGGAAGAAGAATCTGAAGAATCTGAATCAGAAGAAGAAGAGGAAGAAGAATTAGATGAAATCGTTTACGAAATCGAAATGAGTGAAGAGGAAGAAGAGAACGAAGAAGAAAACACTGATTACTACATGGAAGAAGAAACGGATTCTGTTATGGAATCTTTTAAACCAAAATTAGGTAAGGGTGCTGCAAAAACAGGTGATGCTAAAAAAGCTTCTACTTTTAAAAAGACACAAGGTGGCTTTAATGAAAAGAAAAAGGCAGTTAATCCAACCGCACACACAGGAAAACCTAAATTTGAATTTAAAGAAGGTGATGTTTTTGAAATGCCAAGTCCTACAGGTTCTAAAAAATTCGCAACAAAAGAAGAAGCTAAAGAAGCTGCTCGTAGTTACGCATTTGGTTCTAAAAAAGGACGTGGTTTAAGAAAGGCTGTTACACCTAACAGAAATTTAACTTTTGAAAACCGTGAAATCATGGAAGAAGTTGAAATGTTAAGAGCTAAAAACGAAGAGTATAGAAAGGCTTTAAATATGTTTAGAGATAAACTTAATGAAGTTGCTATATTCAATTCTAATCTTGCTTACGCTACAAGATTGTTCACTGAACACTCTACATCTAAACAAGAAAAAATTAACATTTTAAGAAGATTTGATTCTGCAGAATCTCTTAAAGAATCTAAAGCACTTTATAAAAATATCAAAGACGAATTAAACATTGATAACAATAAAAAATTCGTTAATGAGTCAATCGAAAGAGTTATTGAGAAAGCTCCACAGTCAGGTTCAGCCGTTAATTTGATTGAATCTAAGACTTATGAGAATCCTCAGTTCTTGAGAATGAAAGACATTATGTCAAAAATAATAAAATAAACTTAAAAAATAAAAAACCTATAAAAAAATGGGAGCATTATTAGAAAGTGGATTAGTTGGTAACATCGGTCTTAAGCACTTGAAAGTTATCAAAGAAGACACAGTAAACAAATGGGACAGATTAGGGTTCCTTGAAGGTCTTAAAGGCCACCTAAAAGAAAATGTGGCTCAGTTGTATGAAAACCAAGCATCACATTTGATTAACGAAGCATCTTCAACATCAGATACAGGTTCATTCGAAACTGTGGTATTCCCTATCATCAGACGTGTGTTCTCTAAGTTGTTATCTAACGAGATTGTTTCTGTACAAGCTATGAACTTACCAATTGGTAAATTGTTCTACTTTGTACCAAAAATCCAAGGTTATTCAGGTGGTTCAGCAATTGACACTTTGAATGTTACTTCAGGTGACCATTACGCACCAGTAGGTTCTCCTGGAAACTACCCTGGAAGTCCTAACGCAGGTTATGCATCAGGTACTGGAACAGCTAACAACCCAACGTATGCTAAAAACCTTTACGATTTATTCTACGAAGGGACTGAGCCAGGTCTTAACCCAGCAGGTTTATTCGATTACTCTAAAGGTAGATTCGTTACATACACTGCAAATACACCAACAGTTGCTTGGTCTAACGGAGCGTTAATCGCATCTGCTTACACTCAAGGTTCTGGAACTGCAGGTGTTACTCAAGAGTATAGAAAAATATTAGTTGCGTTAACTGGTTTAACACAATCTGGTATTGGTAAATTAATTGGACCTGATGGACAAGAACAAGATACTGAATCTTTCTTATCTAACTTAGTTCTATATACTGCTGACCCAACTGCGGCTTCAAGTATGAATTCACAAGCGTTTACACCACTTTTATATCGTGTTGTAACTCAGAAGTATGGTCAAGCGATGTACGGTCCTCAGTATACTTCAACACAAGCTGCATTCCCTGGAGCTCAAACTACAGGTGGTAATGGTGGTTATTATGATAATGTTTGTAGTCAAACTGGATTTATTTATTTAGAAATTGACGTACAAGTACCTGCATGTATCGCATGTGGACAAAGTACACCTGATGGTTATTCAGGAGCTACTTTAGCTGCTGGTTCTTTCTCAGGTACTTCTGCTACATCACCTGCAAACACAGTTATCAAAGCGGCTTGGAGACGTTACGAAGAGTTAGAATTTGAAGATAAGATTGGTGAAGTTTCTTTTGACCTTGAGTCAGTAACTGTTTCTGTAACAGAAAGAAAATTAAGAGCACAATGGTCTCCTGAAATGGCACAAGACGTTGCAGCATTCCACAACATCGATGCTGAAGCTGAATTAACAGCTTTATTATCTGAGCAAGTGGCAGCTGAAATTGACCGTGAAATTTTACGTGACCTACGTAAAGGTGCGGCTTGGACATTACGTTGGGATTACAACGGATGGAAGCGTCTGAACAACCAAGCGACTCCTTACACTCAAAAGGACTGGAATCAAACGTTGATTACTGCAATCAACCAAATTTCAGCTCAAATCCACAAGTCTACTTTAAGAGGTGGAGCTAACTGGATTGTTGTATCTTCTGAAATCAGTGCAATTTTTGATGACTTGGAATACTTCCACGTATCAAACGCGGCTCCTGAGCAGGACCAATTCAACATGGGTATTGAGAGAGTTGGTACATTAAGTGGTCGTTACCAAGTATACCGTGACCCATACTTCCCAGCTAACACTGTGTTGATTGGTCATAAAGGTACTTCTTTATTGGATACTGGTTACATCTACGCTCCATACGTACCATTACAATTAACTCCAACAATGTATAACCCATTTAACTTTACTCCAATCAAGGGTATTATGACACGTTACGCTAAGAAGATGGTTAACAACCGTTTCTATGGACGTATCATCGTTGATGGTGTTCGTACATTCGATTTGAATGAATTAAGATAATCTTATCTTAATGGATAATAAAAAAGGTCAGAGAAATCTGACCTTTTTTTATTTAGATAAAATCCTAAGTGATTTAGATAATATTTCAGATTCTTCAAGTGAATATACTCCTTT